TTAATCTAGACAATATAGTATTTTCTTTTCCTTTTAAATTTTTTACATCATTAACTTTATTATCATAAGTAAGTATCCAATCTCCAACCTTTGCGTCTCTCCAATTAGGTATAGGAAATATATTTAACGCATTAGCTTCTTCCGTAGTGTAAACATCGAACTGTTTACCTCGGCATTCTACTTTCATTACTGTTTTCTAGCTCTTCTAGCTCGTAATCTTTTAGGTTTTTTTGCTGTTTTAGCTGAATTTTTAAAATCTTGACTTGATGGTGCGCCCTTTGAACCTACTTTTCGCATTTT